AAATCAGATAAGATATATGTTCAAGCAATGGAACAGCTGCATCTAAAAGCGGATCTTACGTTTATGGAAGGTACGACTGAACTCGATATATTCTCAGAAAATCTATTTATGAATGGTACTGAAGGCGTTGATATTAGAGGAGACGCAGAATTAAAGATTGGTTCTGACGGAAACATACATATTAATACCGGCGATACTATTCATATGGATACATTTGTTAATATGGCTAATGGCGACTCGGACCCAGCTAACAGTGCTTACCCTCCCGAGAACTCAAAAGATGCATCCTCTATTGAAGCACCAGAACCTGTTACGAAATCAACTGCAATTAATCCTGAGGATCCAGTATCATTAGGTGGTGGCGGTCAAACCGCTGGTGACGATTTGCCAGCAACCACACAAACAGACGCTGGTGGAGAAACTTCTGCCGCGACACAATCAGAACTTACACCGTTACTTGATTTTATTAATTCAGTAGAGTCTAAAGTGTATGGTTATGAAAGTGTGTCAGGCGAAATACCAACTAACTTAAAACCAACTAGAAAAATTACTTCCATGACTATTGGTGAAATATTAGATTACCAAGAAAGAATTGATGCAGACTCTGGATCAGAAGCTCTAGGTCGCTATCAAATTGTAGAAGATACTCTTCGCGGATTTAATAACCAAGACCCAGAAAGAGGTAAGGAAAAACCACTTTATGAAAGAGCTGGTTTATCAACAAGTGATTTATTTAGCCCAGAGAACCAAGATAAGTTAGCCATTGCACTCATAAACAAACGCGGTTTACAATCATATCTTGCTGGTACAATGGACATATATAAATTTGGTAATAGCTTGGCTAAAGAATGGGCAGGGTTACCAGTTGTATCTGGTCCTAAAACAGGCTTAAGCCATTATGATGGTGATGGATTAAACTCTGCTAAACCAGATAATGTACAAAACTTTTTAGCAGTCTTAAGAAAACTTACAAGTTCAGCAACAAACCTTAACAGTACAGGGGCAAGATAATGAGCATAGATAACTGTTTAATACCAGATGTAAATAGAGTAGAAACTTCATCTGTTACTAGCACATCAAATGGTAACGGTGAATATACTTTATCGCAAATTAAAGTGTTTGAAACTGGCTTTATAGATAACGTTGGTAACACAGTATATGGTAATTCGTTAACACGAGCTGTAAACAAGTACCCAGATTTTTATGAAAACCTTAACAAGATTAATAGTACTGTATTACAATCGCCTTTCGTTAAAGAGCAAATTCCTAATTATGAAATCCTAGCTATTAAACAAACAGAACTTGGTAACATATCTTTATCGCCTTTTGAGTTTGCGGAATATATTAAAGACAATAACTTAACTCCTATCACTGCTAACTTTATGGCAAATCAAAACCCACCAAAGTTTTTACAAAGCCTTGACGATTATTTAAGAGACGGGTTTGCTAATTCCATTATGGGTGGTTTTTGCGGTATGATGCCAAATGTGTTTGGTGCTATTGGAGCATTCTTTGGTATCATTGGACAGGTAGGCGGTTTGATTAATGATGCGTTAAGTTTCATTGCGAAAATAAGAAACATTAAAGATCCACTTAAAGCTTTGTTTGATGCTATTAAAGTAAAAGCACTTATTGAAGCTATTAAGGAAAAAGTAACTAAAGCGGTTATGGGAGTTGTCAATAAAATTAAAAGCGCTATTGAAAACTTTGATATTGCTGGTATTGCCAATCAAGTTGAAAGCTTAGTTAGAAATACAGTTGGTAAAAAGCTTGCTCAATTGCAAGAAGGAATTATGGGATTTTTTACTGAAGAAAACATGAAAAAGATTAAAGATAAAATTAAAGGAATGATTGATTACGCAGTTGGTTTGTTTGATAATCCATCAGTAGAAGAAATAATGTTTTTAATTAGTAGAATATGTGGCTTCGCTGCAGGTATTGAAACTTTAATCCAAGGTCTTAAAGATCCATTAGATAAAACTGCAGATAGATTTATTCAAGGTTATGATATGTTAAAAGCAAACTCTGGATTGACTACAGCAAGCGTAATTGCTGCTGGCGGAATTAGAATGGACGATGTTCACCGCAAGGCAATGATAGAGCAGCAGAGAAAAGTATTAGCAGATGCAGGAAACGTGAAAAAAGAAGGTCCTGCCAAATATAAGGGGGTTCCTTCTTGGGATCAAATCAAAGATGGTAACCATCCAATGATTAAACCTGAGGTTGGACATTCTTCTAACACACGAGCAGGTTGGGAAGGTTTAGAAATAGATACTAGAGCTGCGGTTGTTAAATTATGGAAACTTGCACAACTTGGTACTCCTTTTATTGGTAGAAGTTTTCATAGATCTCAAGAACATCAAGATAGATTATATAAAATGATGTTAGATGGGAAATTGAAAAAAGGCTCAGTTGCAAAAGTTTCAGAGCATACAAGTGGTAAAGCAGTTGATATACATTGGAAAGGCTTTGACCCTTATGGTGTAAAAACAAATATTGTTGTTGACCTAGCACGAACTTTAGGTTTTAATGGTATTGGTTATTATAACGAATTTATACATATAGATCTTAGAGCTAAATATCAGCCTTGGGATTTCAGAGATAAACCCGAAGCAACACAGACGCAAGCACCAGCCGCAACAACTAAAGAAGAAGAAGAATTGTACCCAGATGCTAAAGTGCTTTTAGATGTTTATGATGGAAAGTATAAAGACGGAGATTATGTTATGTTTGAAGGAAAGTCTCAGCGAGTTAACTTAATTGCAGAGGAAACCGCAGATTTTGAAGCGCAGTACTCAATCGGTGGGTAATATGCGAGATGAACAATGCAATTTAATATAAATAACTATAAAGTATTGGATACTGACAAATGGTCGTTAGCTTATTAACACAGAGACAAAAGAAGATCTCTATATACTCTGATTTCAAGAAAAGCCTTGAGGTCAGCCCATTATCGTTGGATCTTACCATAAACAAAGATGAAGACGCCGTAAAAGAAGCAATAGTAAATCTATTATTGACTGACCGTGGCGAGAGACTAATGCAACCAACCATTGGTGGTAATCTAAGAGCAATGCTTTTTGAAAATATCACGCCGGGTGTGTTAGTAATGATAGAAGATCAAGTACGCACAACACTCGATTTATACGAGCCGAGAGCAGAGATCATTGATGTTTTAGTGACTTCAAATATTGATGATAATGTTGTAAAGATACAGGTTCATTTTTACATATCAAATAATCAGCAACCTATATCTGTTGACGTATTTCTAGAGAGGACTAGATAAATGGCAAAGCTAAATATTTCTGAATTGGATTTTGACGCGGTCAAAACTCAGTTTAAACAATACTTACAATCGCAAACACAATTCAAGGATTATAACTTTGAAGGTTCAAACATGTCGGTATTACTCGATGTGTTATCATATAATACGTATCAGAATAACTTCTATACAAACATGGCTGTTAACGAGATGTTCCTTGACTCTGCTGTGTTAAGAAACTCTATTGTTTCGCATGCAAAAGAATTAAACTATTTACCAAGATCTAGAAGGTCAGCAAAGGCTATCGTCAAAGTTACGATTACAGATGAGAATGCCGAGGGTCAATCAATTACAATTCCTCAATACTCACCTTTCACAACAATTTATAACGGCGAAAATTTTGAGTTCGTTACAAACCAAACATATGTTGCCAAGAAAACTGCGCCACAAACATTCGTTGCTGAAAACGTTGAAATCTTTGAAGGCCAAATGCTAGCCAGTTTTGAACGTGAAGGTTTCTTTGTTGACGACGATGGCATTTTAAGGGTAACGCTATCAAACGAAAATGCTGACACTGAGTCTATTTCAGTATTCGTTGATGCTGAAGCTACAGAAAACGAAAACGTATTTTTACGTAAGAACGATATTTTTGGCGTTGGACCTACAGATAAAGTATTCTATATTGAACCATATATTGATGGACGATATACGATTTACTTTGGTAATAATGTATTTGGTTTCCAACCTGAAGAGTTTGAGGATATTAGAGTACGTTATAGAATTCCATCGGGTACTGAAGGTAATGGTGCTTTTTCATTCTCATTGCCAACGACATACGGCTCGGCGGTAGTTGAAACAATACAGGCTGCGAGTAATGGTGCTGAACGAGAATCAATGGAAAGCATTAGATACTTTGCTCCTAAATCATTACAGATCCAAGAACGAGCAGTAACAACATCTGATTACGAAATTCTTTTAAAATCTAACTTCCCTGAGATCCAATCTGTGGCTGCATATGGCGGCGAAGATTTAGAACCACCACAATTTGGTAAGGTTGCGATTTCAGTATATCTTGGACAAAACCAAACAAGCTTATCTACAACATTATCAAATACATATATTGATTATTTAAAAGATAGAAGTCCACTGGCGATTGAACCGGTATTCGTTCCATCAAAATTCATATATGGTTGTACTACAGTTGATGTAACTTATAATCCTAAACTTACAAGTAAATCAGAAGGTGACTTAGATGTATTAATAAGAGATGCTATTAAATTATATAGTGATACTTATTTAGATGACTTTAATACTTTTGCAAGGATTTCTAAAATAGCTACATCTATTGACGCTTTAGAAACAGCAATCATTGGTACATCAATTAGTATTATGCCTTACATTGAATATTCACCGGCATTAGGTATTGCTCTTAATCCATCGTTTAAATTTGAAGCAGCTCTCGTTAAGCCATATCCTTTTGATACTGCTGATGGATTTAATGATTATAAACCAGCAATTAAAAGCGGTGTGTATACTCTTAATGGTACTGATGTATATTTACAAGATGATGGCCGTGGAAATATCCAAGTCATTGCTAACGATATTGCAAATCCTAAAGTTATCAAACCAATTGTTGGAAGCGTAAATTATACAACTGGCGAAGTTAACTTGGTTGGTTTTATTGCTAATAGTTATATTGGTGCAGGTATTAAAATTATGGCTAATACAATATCAAATGATATTAAAGCACCATCAGGAAGAATATTTGGTATTAAAAATTCAGATGTAACAATTAAACTGACAGGTTCACAAACAAATGCCCGTTAATAACGCCAAAGAAGTAGAAAAGCAAATATCCTTTAAAATCGCGCAACAGTTCCCTGCGATTTATAGAGAGAATAATGATGAGCTTGTTTCGCTTGTTACTGATTACTATAAGTTCTTAGAGTCAACGCCAAACCAATCAGTATATAACTCGAGAAGATTATTTGAATATCGCGATATTACTACAACTTTATCGAGTATGATCATATTCTTTCAGAAAAAGTTTTTAGCGGATTTACCTTTATTAGATGATACAAGTGTACGATTAGTTGTTAAAAATATATTAGATTTATATAGACGTAAAGGTTCATCGGCTAGTGTTATTCTATTCTTTAGAATGTTCTACCAAGAAGATGTTGAAATCTTTAACCCATCTAAATACATTTTAAAACCGTCAAGTTCTAAATGGCAAACTGGTAACTATTTGCAGATGATCCCAAACAATGGATTGTTTTACAATACAGCTGGCGATGCATTTTACGAATACGTTGACTTATTAAGTAAAACAATTACTGGCTCTGTATCAAAAGCAGAGGCTGCAGTTGATAAGATTAACTTTATTCTTTTAAATAATACTCT